ACTTTTTTTAATGGTGGAAACTGTGCGTTTAAAAGACTAGACTCAAGCTCTTTATTATCGTTAGTTAAATAAATCGGCTCAGTTAGAAAAGGATTATCTATTTTTATGCAAATAACAGGAGACTCTGTTGATGCAACTTGAATTAAATTAGATTTTAATGTTGGGCTTAGATTCTTTGCCATATTTTAACACCAAACCTCAAGTTGTAACGATATGTCCCAAGAGTTCATTTGCTTGTCTTTTAATTGAAAGCTTGGCTCTCCACGCATTCTTGTTCTTAGTATAGTCTTAGTTTCAATATCATACCATTTAAACCAAAGAGCCCCCATTTTGATATCGCTTTTCCACCATGTTTCGAAGGCAAGTTTATTTTCTATAGAGCAAGCGTGGTAGAGAACATTGAATATTTTCATAGTCCTGCATTTCTTAGGTCTTGTTTTTGCTGGGCCACTATCCATTTCTGTTCTATAAATCCCAGGATCAAAAGTTGTTGAATAAGAACCAGGCTGTAAAATTAAATAGCTTGGAAAATCTGCGATCATGTTCCACGTCTCCTGACCCCGAAGGCTCCAGAAATAGCTTGAGCCGCGGGACCATTTCTTTTTAAATCATCTATTATTGCAGTAATAACTAAGCCTCTTGAATCAAAGCTTGTCTCTGTTCCAACAATTTGTTTATCAGAGCCGTTATTTTCAATTCTTAAATTTACGTTTTGTGGAGAGCTATCAACCGATCCGCCATCGGCAAAGCCCCTTATAATTCCATTTCTTTTATTTGATAATTTATCTAAGGCAGCATTGCTTAAATTAAAATTATCTAGATCTAGGTTATTAAGAGCATTAAGATTTTTTAATCCAATCGCCTCAGCACTTTTTGCTTTAATCACAAACTCTTTGTTTGATAAGAGGGCAGGAATAGAATCACTTGTCGCTGTGCCAGCTCCAAAAACGGGGCCGCCTTCGCTAAGTCTTAGCGCCCCAACAGGAGTAATTAAACCTCCGCCAGCAGCACCAAAAAGACCAGACGATTCAAGTGATCTTGTTAACGCAATTCTTGTTAAGTCCTCGACAATATTTGAGGCAATATCAGAGAATGCGTCACCAAAACTTTTAGCTCCTGTTATCGCACTTGTAAAACCGCTCACAAGATTTGACTGTATAGATTGACCTATTTCAGAAATTCCAGGCTTAATATCTTGTAAAGAATTATTCGTCTCAATAGCAAGCTGATCTAATTCTCTTTTATTTTTTTGTGAATCAATTATTGGTTCAACTAAAGTTAGCTCTTCGTTAACGCCCTGAACGGCCTGTCTTGCAACGGCTCGAGCCTCGTTGATTTGTTTTCTTTGCTCTTCTGGATTATCAGCAAACTTTAACTTTATTTGATTCTCAGCATTTTGAAGATCTTGGTTAATTACAGCAATTTTCTCTTTAAGCTCTATAACTCTTTGATCTTCTAGAACTAAGCTTGCTTTTAATTCTATTGTCTCTTGACCAACGCCAAACTTTTTAGCTTGACTGATCTCATCTTTAAACTGTGCCGCGATATTTTCTTGTCTAAGCTGATCAAGGTTTTCAGATCCAAGAGCCTGGGCATTCTCAAACTCTATTCTTTTTAAATCAGTTAAAAACTTTTTTCTATCTGCTAAAAACTTATCTTGTATTTTCTTTTGCTCTTCAGCTTCTTTTTCCTGTCTTTTTCTAAGCTCTTCTTGCTCTTTAAATCTTTTTTCAAAGTCTTTGTCAAAGGCAAGCTCTACAGGCTGATCAATTATAATTTTAGGAAGCTTCGTTTTTTCTTGTTCATTAAAATTAAGAAGCTCTTTTGCAAGATTATCTCTTAATTCCTTTTGTTGCTGCTTTATTTTTTCTATTTGTTTATTTGTTCCAGTGCTGTCAACAAACCCAAGACTGACAGCTTCTCCAATTCCTTTAACTAGATTAAGACGAACAACCTCAAGCTGTAGAGCAAGGTCTTTTCCTAAAGTAGAAATTGTGAGACCAAGGTTTTCAAAAAAATCATTAAAGAATTTTAGAGCCTTCGCTGATGGTCCTTGTGCGCCCAGGGCAAGATCTGCAAAGAAGTTATTAATAATCTGCTTTGTTCTCTCAAATTCAAATGTAAACGTATTGGTTGCTATCTCTGCAGCCTTAGAGGCCGAACCACTTGAGTTACCGAGCTGATCAATTGCCTTGTTGAGGCCAACAAAACTATCTTGAGCCAAGGAGTTGATAAGCTTAAAACCCTCAACTCGGCCAAAAAGTTTAGTCAATTTTTCTTGTGATCCTCCAACTGAAGTATTTAAATCTTTTAAAAAGTCTGAAAGTTTTTTTGTCTGTATCGCTTGAATACTAAACGCATCGGCCACGTCTGGTCCGAGTTTTTTGGCCACGTCTTGATTTTTTAAAACAGCAGTAAAGACAGAATTTAATTGTGTTGCGGCCTCTCCGGCATCTAATCCCTTTGTGGTTAGAAGTGCGATAGTTCCTGCAACCTCTTCAAATTCAACACCTAATGATCTTGCAGAGGGAAGAACGCCACCGATTACAGAGGATAGCTGACTTACGGTTGCTGTCCCTAATTTTACAGACTCAACCAAAACGTCTGTTGCCTGAGCTGCGGTTAAACCGTCTTTTCCATATACATTTAAGACAGTTGTTAAAGTTCTCGTAACCTCTTCAAGCTGTGCGCCGCCTGCAATCGCCCCATTGTTTGCAGCTTTTAAAATATCTAATGCAAGCGCCGCGTCCTCTACTCCGCTTGATAAAATATTATAAAAAGATTTTGCATTTTCTTGAGCCGTATTACCAAACTGATTTGATAGCTTAAAAAACTCATCCGAAAATTGTTTTGCAGAATCTACTCCTCCGCCAAGAAGAGCGTCTAATTGTTTAAATGTGACATCCAATTCACGGGCGTCTTGATTAAATCCTAATAGATTTTTTCCAAGAACCGCAAAGGTTCCAGCAAGAGCGGTTAGCCCAGCTAATTTTACGAAACCAAGTGATTTAAACTGCTTTTGAATCGAATTTAATACTGGCGATAGATTGCCAAAAGAAGATGATATTCTTCCTAAGACTGGATTAAACTTTTCATATTCTGTATTTAATTTTGTTGTCGATTCTCTAAGTTTTTTTTGTTGCTTTTCTAAAACGTCGGCACGATTAAAAATATCTTCAAACTGCTTTCGAACATCGGAGCTTGTTTTTGAGAGTTTTTTTAATTCGCCTTCGCCGTCAACAATAACATTAAACTGAGCTTCTGTTTTTAAGTCCATTTAAAAACAATTCCTTTTTTAAAAGATTATATAACTATTCCTCAGCCGCTAGTTTTAACTTCTTTACAGCCTTTACAAGCTTTCCCTCGATAAGATAAGCAATAAGAAAATCAACTTTTTCCTCAAGAGTTAAAGTAGACTGATCAAAATTAAAGTTTGCTATCTTATTTCTATTATTTTTTCTCTTTGTCTCTATTGTCTCATTCTCTTGTTTTTCAAGAATATCTAATTCTTTTTTAATTTGATCTATCTCAAGAACAAGAACACCGTTAGTTTCAGATTTAATTTTTAAATATTTCCAATCTTCTTTTGGAATATCTTGATTAAACTCTTGGAGCCCTTCTGGCACAAATCCATCAGCGGTCATTATTCCAATATCACCAGTTTCATTATTTTTTATAATATAATTTTTTTTCATGTATTAGTCCTTATGCTTTTTTAATAGCCCATAAATATGTGCTTGAGTCTTGTCCAGTTAAACCAGGCACTTCATCCTCGAGACTTGGGCGACATCTTATATTTGTAATAGCTCCAGCACTGATAGTGCCTCTGTGAATTATTTTATAAGACGTTGTTGCTCCAATTGTAAGTGTTGTTTTTCCAACAATACACGTAAAGTTGGTCTCTGCCGTTGAGTTTAGAGCAACGCCATAGGTTGAAATTGAATCAGCAATTGGCGTAAGTCCTCCGTTAATAGCTAATGCTACGTTTGCCTGTGAAAAATAAGGAAGTGTTCCTGCAAGATAGGTAATTTGATAATCGCACTTATAAAAAAGATCCCATGTTCCAGCTGTAAGAGTAATAATATTTGGAGTTGCTGAGATATCTTGCCAAACATTTGATGCCGTTAAACTATTTGTTGTAATTGTTCCAAGATAACTTGTTAGTGTTGTTGCATTAGCAACGCCCTCTCCAATTGGTCTCCACTGACTTAAGTTATTATTCCAATATTTAACAATATTTTCAGAAGTTGAATAATACTCTTCTCCGCCAACTCTTGTTGTAAAAAATGTTGTTGCGGCGGCGTCGTTTAAAAAGCTTGGAACTCCACCAATTAATGATTTCCCAACAAGACCCATTGAATTTGTTTTTGGTAATTTGTCTGAATCTGCCGCCCCAGTAGTTACGGTAATTGCATTAGCAACTTTTGATTCAGCCTCAATATCAGAAAGTACGTGCCAAGAATCGTCTATCGCATCGTACATTCTTATTGTAGGTCTTCCAAAGATTGCAATGCTTGAATTATCTATATGAAGTGGTAGATCGTGTTTTGCTGGCGTCGCCGGATTTCCACCAGGCACTAAACTTGAGGGTATTGAAATTAGATCTTGCCAAAAACCATCAAGAGTCAGAGGAGTAATTGCCTTATTATCAACAGCTCCAACTGAGGTCTCGGAAGAGTCAGCGTAAAAAAGAGTTGCATTTGATGCCATGATTGACTGAATTTGAGCAGCAGTCATTTCGTCTTTTTCAACACTAGAGTTTAGTTTTTTATAAAAAGAATTGTCCCCTTGATTATGAAATCTAAAACCAATTGGAACAGTATAAATATCAAAAGAAGTAGATATCCATGTGGCAATCTGATTTGTATCAGTTAAATACCACTGTTTGCCAGGAGTTGCAGAAGACGGAAGACTTGATGCTGTTATCATTCCGTCAACGCTTGGATACAAATAAGCATCAATCTTGTGTAAATTTGCATCCATTCCAGGTTTCCAACCGCTCTCGCCGAGAGACCAGTCTGTTTGAATTGAATTTCTTGGTAAAATTACTGCTGGCATATTCTATTTCTCCTCATCTTTTTTACTTATCCATGATTCAGGTATCGTTGACTGAAAATTATTTAAATTATTTTCTCTTAATACTGAGTTAAAATGTTTTTTAATATCTTTAGGATCGCCCCAAACTGCGAGACGAGTTGTATTTATTCTTCCAAGACTCTCTACGTCTTTTTGTTTTTCTATTGCTTGGCAAAATCCATCAATTTGTTTCAAAGTATATTCCTTTATATTTTGCAAATCATGTCCATGCTCAACAAGAGTCTGGATAATATCATACCACTTTATTTGTTGCCTAGTACCTGTTTTTGCTGACTTAAGATCTTTGTTATCTCCGGTAGTAGGCTCTTCATAAAAAAATCGGTGTTCTCCTCAACAATTGTCGCAATAATATTAAGCAAATCGTCTGGAAGAAGAGAGCATATTTTTTCTTTATCACTAGACGTTGATATTGAAACAAGATCAACAATTTCATCCGTATGTTGAATAATTAAAGTAATATAGTCTTCAGGCTTTAATTGCTTTTGATTATTTATAATAAATTTTATTAGCTCTATTGCCTGGCCTTTTATCTTAGAAATCTGCCCAATATTAAATGGACCGACTTTAAAATCTCCAGACCTTGTTTTTATTATCTTTTGTTCATAGAAAATTGTCTCAAGTTCAGACAAAACTCACCCCCTATAATACTGTAAATTTACATATCTCAAAGTATTGTGAGTGATCTTTCCCATCTTTGCAAGGATCTGGCTCTAGAATGCCATTTAGAGTTATAGTTTGAAAGCTATCAGAAATCAGTTCAAGTGCCGATAATGGTCTAAGCCTTGCTCTAAAAAAAGTTACTTTGTATCTCTCGTTTACATTAGCGAGATTTAAACCATCAAAAACAATTGTAACCGGACCCTGAGACGTCGTAATTGGATTGATGCAAGAATAGTTATAGCTATTAGAATAAGATAGTAATAGAGCCGTATTTAAAGGGACAACAATACTATTTAAAATAGTAACGCCCGTTTCAGAAGCCGTATAATCAATGCCTGAGACTAAAAAATTCATTGTATCGGTTCTTTGAATAGTTACTGAAGAAGCATTCCCGCCAGTTTCATTATATGGGAAAAATGAACCCGCTTGAAAAACGCCGCTTGTATTAGGCAAAATATATTGTGTCTTTGTTGTACTCGTAGCAGCGTGATCTGTTTTTTTGCCAAACAATCCGAAGTTTAAATTATCAAGACTTAAGCAATTTAAAGTTATAGAAAAGTTGACTCCATTTATTATCGTTGCTCCACATGATTCGGAAGGAAAAAAACCAGACCTCCCGATCTGCTCTATTGTTTGTGAATCAACCTGAAAATTTAAAGATGTGACGTTTCCCAAAAATCTTCCAGCCGTTCCACCTGCGCCAACGGCCTGACCCCAGCTGATTCCCCAATTGTAGCCCCACGAAAGAGCCGTGTTCTCCCAAGGGGAAATAAAAGCCTTTCCCCTACCGACAAAACAACAATCTTGAGAATCAAAAGCCACAAAACACCTCTTTTAAATTAAGCTACCTGAATTGTTCCGTACTGTGAAAACCCAGAAGTTAATCCAGACACAGAATTTGTCTTGCTTGCAGGAAGAGCTGTTCCAGATAAAGTAAAAGTAACAATATCGTCGCCAATAAAAGAAAAACCATCGGCTGGGCCAAACTTAACTTTAAAAAGATTTACTCTATAAGAGGCTCCGCTTGCTGCGTTGATACCATCAAATAACACCTCAAGCTCTCCAGATGTTTTAGTTAAAATCTCAACAACATCCTGTGCTTTTTTTGTGTAATCAACGTGGATTGTGCTCGCAGCAGTAATTGTTGATCCTGTAGGAATACATAAGACTGACCCATCTAGAATATAATCTGTTCCAGCAAGATAAGTTGTTGTTCCCGCTACATCAGTCACAACAATTGCAGGAGCAGCTGCTGGCATATTTTTTAAAGGAATAAATGCCCCAACGCCCTCTACAAAGTGAGCCTCGTTTGTAATAGCAGACGTAGCAACCGTTGCCTGAGTTCCTAAAAAAGCTCGCGCAAGATTAGCAACATTTGCGCAGGTTACTGTCATATTTACATCAACGCTTTCAATCTCTTCAAATGAGCACTCTGTGCCACCCGCAGTTGTTGTGTAATTTTTAACAGTTAACTCGTTTACATTAGGAACAAACTCAAAGCTTGAGGCGTTTCCAATAAACTCAAAAGAGTTGGTTTCAGTTCCGGTTGCTAAATACGGTTTTACATAAATTTTACCGCGACCAATAAAGCAGCAGTCTTGTGTAATTGATGACATAGTTTTATTTCTCCTTATAATTTATAAAAGATTTCTCTCTCGTATATATTTCTTAGGACCAAAAAATTATTATGAATGAGCGGTTCTTTTTGCTCAACAAAATATAAATTTAGTCCAGTATTTTGTTCTGTTTTTCTTAATTCCATTATTTTATCTGTTACTAGTTTTTCTAGTTGATCGGCCCAAACAAATGGCCCAGTTAAGTTAGCCCCGCTTGGCGTAACGTCTATTTGTGCTTGTGTATTCGACGAGCAAGACACTGCAACAATAATTGCAATCTCCTGAATTACGGAAAAACAGTCCACAAATTTTGATTTATTTTTTGGCTTTGATCCTAGGGGAACAATAATTATTCCTGGATAGGACTGGCCCTCAATACCAATTTCTGAAAATTCTGATCTAATATCGACTCTATTAATTCCAGGTATTGTGCAAAATGCTTCTTTTAAAATAAGTAGATCTTTTAAGCGTGACATTCACACCCGCAAGAATCTTTTTTGCATAGCTCGCAAATATCGTCAGGAATTCTGCAGCCAACTTGTTGTACTGATATTTTAAAATCACCTGTTTTATCTATACAGTTTAAATAGGTATCGTCGCATATTTGATTTTCACATTCACAAAACTTTTCAATATCTTTTAAAGTCTGCTTGTATCTTCTATAAGCCTCGTGATCGTCTTGACCGCTTTCTGATGAAAGCTTAATCATGTCATATAATAAATATCTTGCTATTGTTGCGTTCCAAAAGTCTAGAATTTGAAATCTTGATCCTGAAGCAATTAATTGTCTAATTGTTTTTATATTAAAACAGCACGATAAATATTGATCAATTATTGCACAGGCATCTTTAATAGCTACTTGGATTCTAGTGTCATCAATAATCGTATCATCTGTGCAAGACCCTCCGAGTTCACCCATCTTATTAGATAGCTGAGCCAACTCTCTTACGCCGAATCGATCTGTCATTGACTGAACCGTTGTGTACATTATTTCTTTTTATTTCCATTGAATGATTTTAATTCAAGTACCTCAAATTTCTTATCTGCTTGCTTAAGCTTCTCTATGTACTCTTCTGGTAAAATAGCAACGTCACCAGAAGCTCTCCACTCAAAACGAGAATTATCTCTGTGATCTAGATAGTTAAGCGGTAAATATAAATCTTCGTTTAATTTTATAACAAGCATATTTTTCCTTTAAATAAAATCTTAAGAGCCAATGAAAAATCAAAGGCTCTATAAATATCAAACTATTAGATAGCGTTTTGAATAAGAGTAGCCATGCTGTAGTCAGCAACAATTGCTTTTCTACGAGCCGCAACTCTAATTCTATAGCCGCCAAACGCACCAAGATGCATATCTGGAAGCTTCATGCCAACTTGTTGTTTTTCAACAGCTGCAAAACCAAAAATTCTTTTTGGAGTCTCAGTTGTCGTTGCTCCCATTCCCATTAAGCTGTTATGAACTAATAAAATACTTGATCCTAAGAACTTAGATTCACTTACTGGAAGACCGGCAGCTGCTTGATCATAATAAGCGTCGCCAATACAAATTCTTTGAACACCTAAAAGTGCTGCTAACTCTTGATCACCTACTAAAGGATCACAACAATTATTTTTTCCTAAAAAGTTTGGATGTCTTTTAAGAGCATAATAAACGGCAAGATTCATTACAGCAACATTGGCCTTAAATCTTCTTTTTATTTGAACATCTTGAAAGTATTTCATAATAGATGCAGTCGTGTTATTTACTCCGCCCGCATGAAGAGCATTAAGATCAAACTTCATTCCGCCGGCTTCGATATTAGCAACATTTCCTGGATCTTGATTTGTTGCTGCAGCGTAGGCCGTTTGATCAAAAGCAAGATCAATAGCCTGTTTTTCACGACCTAAAATAATTCGATCATAGAGTTCTTTTGCCTTCATAGCCTCTAAATCAAACGGAAGCTCTCCGCAAAAAGTATTGCACTCGTAACATACTGGCATATCTAATGCCTCGTCCTCTGTCTCGCCGTATTTCCACTCAAAAGATGATGGCTTAATTTCGTGAACATTTGAACAAGCGCCAACACGAGTATCGACAATTTTTTGATTTAATGTGTTTTTCCAATCAATCCACTTAAATTTACACCCTAAGGCGTTAACTTCTGGGAAAAGACATTGATGGACAAAACCTGTAGATGCGTTTCCCCACTCTTGAACTAGAGCCGTAAGCTTTGGATCAGTTGGGTATGGTGAATAAGTACTCATAATTTTATATTCCTTCCTTAGATTATATTTAAAATATTAATTAAACTTTACCTTTAAAAACGTGAACTGGAACTTCTTGACCAACTGTTGTTGCGGCATGAAGGGCCTGACCAATAACATAGTCGCCTGCAGCAGCGGGAACAGCGAATCCGTTTGCGTCTGAAGTCAAATAGACTCCAGCGACAACAGCGGCTCCAATTTTTACTGACGCAATACCGTTTCCTATTAATACATCAAAGCTACATTTTGGAACTGAATTATCTGGATTTAATTTTACTTCCTGTAAAAGAATTCCGACAATTTTCTCGTCTGATGCAATAGCCTTATCAATAGTATTAGCAACAGTGTCTAGTTTTACGATCGTATTAGCTGCCATTGCCACTTTTGGATAAAAGGGCTGAATCATGGCGTGTTTTGATTCTCCGTACATTTTAACCTCTCCTTGGTTTAAATTTTAATGCTCCATCATTGAGCAATTTTTTTATTAACTTTATTTTATCATAATTATTTTAAACAGAAAGTTAAAACTGTTTTAAATATTAATACCATCTCCATAGTTCTTTTGTGTTCTTCTCTCCACAGGTCGAGTCTAGACAGTGATTTTGCTCATGGAATACAAAATAAAAAAAACCATCAACAATAAAAACAATAGTATTTAAAAAAGAGCTCGATCGTCCAGATAAATCTCGTTCTCTTTTTGCTTTTCCGAGTCGTTGACTAAGACTTTCATCAACATTTCCACCAAAAATAACGCTAATAAATTGAGAGCAGGCAACAAGTAAATTGTAAATATATTGCTTAATCATAAGTAACACCATTGATTATAAACATGGCAACAGCAATGCCTGGAGCCAGTTCCATCTGAAGAAAAGGAAAGCTTGTTATTGTTTCAGGTTGACTGACGAAGTTTTGAATACTTGTTGGAAGCCCAGAGTTTAAAAAAGAATTTATAGCAGGCGAAGCCGCCTCTAAGAACTTTGCTCCTATACTTAGATTCTCTAAACCCCCTGGCGCTTGTGCCAGCATATTAATTAAAGAATTTTCTAGTAAATAAATTACAGTCTCTCTTCTTTTTCTCGTTGCATTTCTAGACTCTTGTGGAGAATAGGCTGCAAAACCCTTATCTTTTTTTTCTATGTTCTCAGTTCCGTCCTCATTAATCCAAGTCATTGTAACGCTTTGATGTGTTAAGTGCCCAGTGGGAGATTTTTGATATCCATAGTCTACTTTAAATAAAAGATCCGTTAAAGAGTCGTCTGAATAATATTCTTTTCTGATTAAAAGACCCTTATCGGCTTGAGTCTCACCGTAAACTTCTTTTATTTTTGTTGTTATCTTGATCTCAGTATTATGATCAATACCATGAAAGTGCTTATCAACAAGACTATGTTTTAATATTTTAGGGTTTTTTGAATTATCAAAAGACAAAACTTGATTAGGAAAAAAGTTTTCATATCCATTAAAGTTTTTTACCGAAGGATCATCAGCACTTAAATAAACAGTATCTAATGTATTGTCTGGAATTTCTTCTAACTCAATAACATTTTCTATAAAATTGTTTTTTATAACAATAACTTTCATTAGTAGTATTCCTCTATATAAATACAGCCAGCAGATCCAGCGCCGCCAAGAGAAGCTGCCGAGTTATTTAAAGTTAGCGCTCCGCCGCCGCCGCCGCCAAAGGATAGACCTGGATTTCCAACACCGCCAGTTGTTCGGCCTGAACCGCCTGAGCCGAATAGACTGTCTCCGCCTCGACCCGAGTGACCAACTGTTCCAGACTCTCTATTTCCAGCCTCGCCAACGACGCCGCGTTTATTTATTAGTCCATTTGTTGGTGATCCGCCGCCAGCCCCGCCGGCTGATACTGCAGTAACTGTTCCGGCTGTCATTCCTGCACCGCCAAAGCCACCGAGAGCTGTATATGTTACTGCATTTATATTTAATGAGGTTGTTCCTCCGGTTGCTCCTGCTCCGCCCGCATTGGTTCCGCCAGCTCCACCCGCACCAATTGCTATTGTGTAAGGTCCTGTCGCAATGTTTTCTATAAAAACAATACACTCAGAGCCGGATCCGCCTCCGGCAGCAGCTGCGCCCTGACCTATTCCGGTTGAGCATCCGCCGCCGCCCCCGCCAGCCCCAATTAATATTGCTTTTATTCTCGTCGTTCCATTCGTTGGAGAATAAGTCGTGCCGGATGTAAGCACTCTCGCCGCGATAAGACCGGACATTACCCGAACGACTCCATTAGCAAGAAAATTAAATCTATTAGTGGCTGAGTTGTACCATACGTCTCCGTTGGCTGCATTAATTGGCGTAGTTGTAACAGAGCCAACATTTAATCCTGAATTATTCACGTTAGGAGAAAAGTTTTGTTTTTGCCCATTTGTGTACGTGTTTGATTCGGTTGTTTTAACGTAGTTAATTAGTGGACCTGTTTCACCATTAACAGATTGTACAGGAGCCGCTGCTGCAGCCTCAGAGACAGTTGTATATACTGGATGAGGATCAGCAGATGACTCATGATTTGTAATTGCCGTCGAAATATCCGTTGCCGTTTGCGTTGAGGTCGGCGCATCAAGTGTCGTCTCAACAACTATTGTGTCAACTCTAAGATCACTCATTCGACGCTCTCCCCATGGCTAATTGCAATCCACAAAACAGGCTGAGAAAGAGCGCCGTTTGCATTGCTATTTATTACAACACTTGCTGCTGTTTGTGTTTGGTATTGCCAATTTCTAGAGTTGCCACCTAAGACAACAATAGAATACGCGGTTGATGGAAATGCTGTTGTAAAATTTAAAGTAAAAACTCTTGGTGTCCCAACAAAACTTGCGGCAGGAATTGTTCCAGATTTAATTATAGTGTTTGCACTAATAGCATCAAGTTTTACTTTGTCAGCTGAAGACATAAACCCATTGACCGTGGTTGTTGCAACACTATGAGATGCTCCGCCTGAACCAATATGCGTTGCTGGCGCTGTAGTTGTATCAACATAGTTTTTCGTTGCTACGTCTTGCGCAGCCGTTGGATCGGGATGATTTATTCCCTTATTCAACGACTGAAAATCAATATCCGCGTGAACTTTTCTTGATGCCATTTATATTATCCTACTAAATCAACTCTTACACCTGTGAGAGATTGATTTGATGTTAAAATAATCTGATTGGGATTCGTCCCTCTTTTTACTTGTAATAAAATCTCTTCATCGGTTGAGTTATATGTTTGCACAGATCTAATGTTAACAACTGTTGCTGCTGTAACTGTTAAATCAGTATTAGCAACAAGTGCAACTGTTTGGGTTTCAGATTGAGCCGCCCCAGAAGATATTGATCCGTCATTTAAATTTCTATTTACACCTAACCAATTCGCAGCTGTGGTTGCTCCGCCGCCAAGATAGATTAAGACATCGCCAACTGAGAGTACGTCATCTCCTTCAATTCCAGAGATAGTTCCTGCTGTTGAAACGTACCAATAGTCGCCTTTTAATATCTGTGTTGTGTCACCAGAGACTTTATTCGCAGCTGTTGGAAGTGCCCCTGAAGATGCATCAAATCCGTTTTGTAGTTGGCCGAGAGCTGCTACTTGTTGTGCAACGTAAGACTCAGTTGCAACTAAAATATCTGTCCCATTTGATTGATACTCTAGTTTATTTAAGTCCGTTCTTAAAACTAATTGACCGTCGAAAGTCGGGCCTGTCGTTGTTTTTTGTTGTGACCAGTTTTGTAGTTCGTTTTGATTTCCGTTTGAGTGTACATGATGCTTTCTCTCAGCCATTTTTATTTTCCTTCCATAGAAATAAAATTAATAAAATTTAATATCCTTCAACAATTACTGTGTAAGTTGCAACTCTGTTGCTTCTAATTTCAACTCCACTATCACTTGATACAAGTCTCCACTCTATTTCAATTGGCCATCTTGCCGATTGATCAAGAATCGTTACGTCTGAAATATTTGTTATATTCACAAGTGGTACATTTACAAATGTATTTATTTGTCCCGCTCCAATAGACATAGCAATTTTTTCAGTTAACTGTCCACCGCTTGAGGCGGGCGAGGACTGACCAATGTCTCCACATTCTCCGTCAGAAAGTCTTAATAGATTGTTATGGCCAAACCAAACCTCTGAGCCAATTCGTCTTGCTATAATAGCAACATTAGGTCCGGTTGGAGCGCTTGCAATATTTCCAGTTATCACAGTTAAAGTTTGTGGTGTATTGGAAGTGTTTAAAAAAACGTAGGCAACTGAGCCGTCAGCATTTAATGAAATATTTTGAGCAGCAATTCTATTAGCAGAAAGATCAAGTCCAGGATATTGCATAAACAAATCTTGTCCAATTGTGACCGTTGCTATTCCGCCGCTTGGTGAATTAAATTCTTCTTGTGTGTAAACTCTTTGTCTAAAATCTAAGCCTTGGGCAACAAAGCTACCGCCGCCTGTGTTTTGAGTTTTTCTCTCAAAGTTTGGCAGATCACTTACCGTATTAAACCAGCTTTCAACCGTATTTGATGCGTTGAACGTAGCTCCCGAAGCAAAGTCTACGACATACCAATATTTTGCGCCCGCACTTAATATAGGCTGAGCTGGAAAAACAAAGTCATAAAGAGTGTCAAAATCAGTTCCAATTGTTGAAACATCTATTAAAGAGGCCGTTGCTATTAATGCCCCAGGAATATCGCCAGTGTCGTTGGCATATAGATTCATTTCAATACTACCAGTTGGCGCATTTGATCTTCTTAATTGTATAGCAATCTTAGTTAGCCTCTGGTTATTAGCCCCAAGAATAGTAAATGACTGAGCGTGCACTGCTGTCGTGTGATAATTTACAAAATTAGTATTCCCTGTCTTAGGAACTTCATAAAGTATTGCTTCAGGAGAATAGGAGATTCCGCTTAAAACAGAGTTACAAATATTGCCTGCGTCTTGAGAGACTAAAAGCCAATTACAACATGACTCAAGACTGGTTGCACCTGTTCCAGAGCCCGTACTATCTATGTATTCAATATCAACAGCACAGCCAGAAAGAGTTTTTCCTTGTGAGAATACATATCCGATAGCCTCACTAATATTTAAAGTTTTTAATACTCTAATTTTAGATAAGTCTGAAGGATCTAATTTCACTAGATCATGATACAAGAGGTCCTGTCCTGCTATATGAAACAGGACAACTCTTTTTTTACTCATGTCTCCGCGTGAATCTTGAGGATACAAATTAAACCTCTATAATTAAATAGTTAAACTTGAACCTTGATAATTGCTTCAGCCATAGTTTTAGCAACGCCAGACTTTAAAAGCTCTCCGGCCTTAGCTCTAATCAAATCAACTTCGTTGCTAAATTTATTCTTATCAATATCTTGAGGCGTTGGAATCTTTTTTAATTCTTTTTCTTTTAAAGACTCTTGCTTTGCTGGCATAGATGATAAAACTAAATCAAGCTGTTCTTTTGAGAATTTCAAATAGCTCTCGAGCTGTTCGTTTGTTAACTCAACACCTTTTAAATTAAACTGTTCTTTAATTACTGACTTTTGAGCCTCCATTAAAGTAGCGATCTCTTTGTCTTCGTAAGATTTTAGTTTAGCTAAAAGATCATCAAACTCTGTCTTTTTAAGAACGATCTCTTCTTCTTCTTTTGTCTGCTCTTTTTTCTTACCGCCACCGCAGCCGCAATCAAAAGTAAACTTATCGTCAATCTTTTTAATTGTTGCTACTTCTTGGTCGTTAAAAATAACTTTATCGTCTTTAATTGTAATAGTATGCATCTTGCTATCTCCCTCTTCTTTAATAAATCTTTTTATTGGTATTATTTTATCTTGCTCTTGTGAAAAAGCGTGACCGCTTGTGTTTGGATCTGCGCCTAAAGTAACAAAGCTGACCTCTCTGACAACAGAGTCTCTAAAAACAGTAACAGGACCCTCGAATGTTCTATTATTTACATTTACTTTAGTACCCGAATGATATGTGTCAACTCTAGAGGGCTCAATATGGACTGACATTTCCCAAGGAAAGCCATCGTTTGAAAGCTCTTTTATTTCTCTTCCGGCTGATGTGTTCATAATAGAACCGTCAATCTTAAGCATTGAATCTTCTTTTTTTAGCTTTCCTTTTCCTGCTCTTAATTTTCTATCATGTTCTTGTAAAACAGGGATCGTATCCTTAGATGAAATTGAATCGATATCAAAGACTAGGTTTCCCCAAAAGAAGTGGTCTTTAATCATTTCGCCAGAGTAGGCAACGCCCTCAAACTTTGATTTTTCTTCATCGAAGATAAACTCTGAACCAAACTGGAGTGCCTTCCTTGGCACATTTTTCAACTCATCCATGATTTATTATCTCCCCTTTTTATTATTTTTTTCAAACTTTTTTAAGAATCTATCAAAAATATCTTTATTTCTATCATACCACAAAGATGCCCTTGGTCTAGTATCTCGAAGTCTAGTCGCGAAAGCTCTTTTAATTTTTGAAGGAAGGTTATTAAATCTCTCTTTAGCATATTTTTCTAAAGAGTCGGCGCTTAATTCAATTCCTTCTTTTTCAAATCCCTTATCATTGCAAGGACCATTTCTTTTTCTTTTATATATTCCTGTTCCAGCCGAGCGACTTGATCTATCAAGGGCCTGCTTTTGAGTCATAGACTTAACCGTGCAACGACAATTAAACCCATTCGGTGGCAAACATTCTTTCCAAAAAGAACTATTAATAGTTCTAATAATTCCATCAAGAGCGAGATGTGATGGTCTGGTCCTGCTATCATTTATAGCATCGTATTGTAGATACGGTCTTTTATCTTTGTTTTCAGATGATTTTTTAAAAATACTGGCGTTGTATGCAGACTGAATATTGGTTCTAAAAACAGTTTCCTCGTTATATATATTCTGCTCATTTAACTCTGTGGAAAAAGTTTCCTTCCACTCATCGAAGCTTAAGCCATTTTTTTTAGCCTTTTTTAAGTTATTAAGGACAGCGTCTATCTCGTCGGCCTGAAGGGCGATTCCGACTGTTTCAGAATATTCTCTTAGCTGTATTGGTGTCTTTTTAAAGAAGTCCTCTGATAGCTTTTCTTTAACTACTTCCTCAAGAGAGTCCTCTAATTTAATACTAACTAATTTTTTTGGCATTAATTATTAAGATATCCCAACACGCTTGCTGCGAATAAAGAGTTTGTTAACGTATCAGTGAACTCTGGATGATCTCGTCCTATTAATACGGCAAGTCTATCCTCAAGGTCTGCCTCATTTTCTGCGCCCGCAATAACAGATCTTAATTCATCTACTGTTAATGGGGTCGGAGCTTCTTGAATAGCAAGATCGCCAATCTCTTCAACGGCTTCCTGCTTGCTTGTGAACTTTTTATCAGCAAATTGATATTCTTCTTGAGAGGTCTTTGTAGGATCTGGAACTTCTTTTTTAATATTATCTTTTACGCCCATTTCAATATCTCCATCATTATAGTCGTATCGCTCTAATAAGTATTTTTCTGTTAACTTTATAGCCCCAGCGTTCACTAAGATCGCGTCACGTTCGGCTCTATCTTTTCCTAAAGACTCTTCTTTTTTATATTGAAATACAGGTATGTTCTTTGTGTCTTTATTGTTAATCGAATAAATATGTCTTATTAATTGATTAATACCTTTAGCGATCATCTTGCCGTCAGTCATCGCAAGAGATCTGAGAATATCTTTATGTACTTCTCCCAAAGAGCGAGAGCCAGAATCATCAGTTCCACTGGTTAAGGTCTGTCCAAGAATAGTTTTATATATTCTTTTCTCAACTAATTCTAAGAACTGGGCCTGACTTGTTCCATCGGACTTTGAATCAAGAACAGTTATCTCGGTCTCTTTATCTGTTGCTAATGCAGAGCCTGAGTGGGCCTGACTTAGAGCCTCCATTAACTGATTTACTGAGCTATCTTTTGGATTGCTTGAATTAGGTCTTGTCTCTTTTGTTTTTCCATAAAGAAAAGGAATACCAGTTCTCTCAATAAACTTTGCGTAAAATTCATAGCCTTTACATCTAAAAAAGTATGGCCAGTAAAGTCGCATGAATAAAGATTCACCATATGGATTCTGAGACGTTGGTCTATTTCTAACAACAAAATATCTCTCTGGAATCTCATGAGGTTGATACTTAGAATTATTATTAAATAAAAGCTTAGTTAGATTGCCGAGATAGTCAAAGCCATAGTCGCCTATTCTTTGATCAATTAAAAAGCTTGGTAATATATATTTTTTCCCATCAATTATCTTATCAGACCAGACAACCTCAGAGATATGATTGCCATAAAGAGTGGCATTAAATCCATATTCTGTAAAAATTGGGACTAGATCTTTTAGGGATTGATAAATAAATTCAGATTCTTTTTCATCGTCACCAGAAATATCCCAAGACAAGGACTCTAGTTCTGAGCGTCTTTGGTTGACCGCGAAGAAGATCGCATCGTCAAAGTAAAGTTTTGAAAGTTCTCTTCTCCCGCCCATTTTATTTACAAACTGTTCAGGATCTGGCATGGATTTAAAAACCATATCCATTAAATCAAAAGAACTGAGCTTTTTGAGTGCCTCAACTTTAGAACTTGACTCTATTTGTTTTGAAGGACTATCAGCAAAGCGAAAAATTTTTAAGAAATCCATTTCACTCCTAGAGCTTCCTTGCCCTGGTTATTTGTTTAGTATTGTATCAAACAAATTTAAAAAATCAAAACACCCTATTTCTATTTGTTGCAATCGACATAGAGTTGGCTTGGCTTAAGCTTAATATGCCCATGCTCAACATATCAACAAAATCATCGTTCTCCCCGCGAGGGAATGATAGTAATTGCTCTACTGCTTGTTGTACTTGTGGATGATTTCTTGGGAAATAAACTCTTTTTTCAAAGAATTTTGGGCTAACGGCATTTAATCTTGCCACCTTAGAGCCTGAGGGCTTCCAAAGCTCAATACCTTGAATTTTTTCCTTTAGTATTGAGTAAAGTGCTGCTCCGTTTGCGGCGTCCTCAACAAGCTTAGTAAAGGCTCTCGGATGTTTATAGCTCATTATTTCAAATTGATTTATAGTTCCAGAGAAGTCTGTCTGTCCAAGGTAGAAATCTAGAATATAAATATCATCCCCCTTAAGACCAAGCACGCCGCCACAGACAAAATCAGAGTCCTCGTTTCCTTTAAAACTTAAATCCCATGATTGAATTGTGATAAGCATCTCTTCTGGATTAACATAATCATAGTATTTAATTTGTTCTTCTTTAATTATTGTTCCATCTAAAGGTCTAGGTCTCTGTTGATAAAGTGAGTTCCAAGTTCTTTGATTTGATTTTTTATTCTCTAAGAATTTAAGATCGTAGACTGAGGGCCAAAGAGCTTCACCCATTTCTCTTTTGTCGTACGGCTTATCTAATTCTTTAATCGCCTCTAGTTCAAGATATTCAAATCCATCTTCTTTATATTTTTTTATTCGACCCACTAGGTCATCTTCGTGCCATCTAGTTTGTATTATAATTTTTTGGCCATTTTTTTCTAGTCTTGTGTCTGCTACTGATTTGTACCAGTCCCACAGATTGTCTCTCATTACTTTAGAGTCAGCGTCCTGAGGCCCTTTAATTGGATCATCTATTAAGAAAATATCAGCTCCAAGACCTGTCATTCCGCCGCCAACGCCTGCGCATTTATAATAGCCTTGATGATTTACTATTTCAAAAGTTTCGGTATTTCTTAGATATGAGGTGTCTCTCTCAGAGGATGATACCACTCTTTTAGAGTTTAGCTTCGTATCCGGAAATATTTCTTGATAGCTTGGGTTCTCAATAGCGAGCTGTATTTTTCTATTATTAGCCTTTGCTAAACCTGATGCATATGAGGCTGCTAATATTTTCAGCTCTGGGTTTATTCCAAAGCAATAGGCGGGAAAGGTTATGGACGCTAATTCAGTTTTTCCGTGCCTTGGTGGCATACAGATTATTAGATGCTTGATATCTTTATTTAAAAGTGCGTGAAGATGATCAGAAATTAGCTTGTGATGCCAGTTAACTTGATATTTTTTTATTAATACTTTCGCAAGGGCCGTGATTTTTATGGGCGCTAAGGCTTTTAACAGCTGATCTTGGTTTAGTAGATGCTCAATATCTTTTTCATTAATCACAGCTCTTCATTATTTAATACTTTATAAATTTGTTCAAGCTGCTCAGGGGTTACTACTTTTAGCTGATTATTTTCTTGCTGCTCTCCCTGATTATTTTCTTTTTCTTCTGTATAGTCTGACTCTCTAGTTTGAATCTTTATCCCTAATAGGCTGAGGAAGTCTCTCATTCTTGCTGGGTTTTTATCATTAAAGAGAAATGTTATGTACTGAAAGCACAGAAGCGTCATCATGTCGTGCTCTGGATCTGTCTTTGTGAAGTCAAATTCGTTTTTTTTTAATTTTAATAGAGATGAGAGTGTTGCTAAAAACTTAGGCTTATTCTCTGAAACAAATTGATTTTGTGCTGAGGTAAAACCTCTTTTAGAGTGTGGGTTTTTCCCTACTCCTGATGGATTATTACAGTAGCCTTTTTTAATCGTACCGTCTGGGTTTCTGGCTATAAGTCTTCCATCTTTTGCCGTTGTCCATAAAGTATTATCATCTTCTTTTTTGTCAATTTCGTCGCTCATGGTTTTAATATAACAAATCTGATATCACTTATCCATGGCGCGGAGCACAAGAGTCACATCTTTTTATTTTTAATTTCGACAGCATTCAATAACTCCAAATATTTTTCATCGCCTAGAGCTCGCTTATTAATTTTTATGATCTTCAATAAATTTTCTTTATTATATTTATTTTTATTACGAATATTTGTAATATCTTTTGCCCTCGCTAGTTCTTGATTTTTACTGAGGCACTGCCCCATCCCTTTCATCGTATAAAAAACCAAGCTTCCACGAATACTCCCCACATCACCATCACTTTGTATAGGCATAGCTCCATGCAATATTGATCTTCCGTCAAAAATAGTGAGAGCACCAGACCTCTGGGAAAGAGTGATGTTTATTTCTGGCAAACACAGTTCTCCACCAGAAACTCCTTTCTTATAAATCAACACTGTAGACGGTATTGCCGAGAAGTTCCCTTTATCATAATGATATTTTATTGCGTGATTCATATTGACGTTTACCGTTGTAAATGGAGAGTTGCAAAATATATAATCATTGCAAACATTTTGTTTTATAAAGTCCATTGCATACTCTGCCTTTTCTTTCTCTAATTGTTGAAATGTGTCATAAACATATTCATTCAATACGGCACAAATTCTGAAGTTTTTTTTCTCATCTAACGTATGTCTGGTCGCCCTACAAAAATCATGTCTCATTGGCACTCTTGGCAAAAATCCAAAAACGCTGCTTCTCTGAGATAATCCATTGGACCTAGATTTTTCTGTTGGCTTTGTTGTTTCACATAAAATTCTACATATGTCTAAAATATCATTATCAATTATTTTATATATAATATAGCCCCCATCACTCAACTTGATGTGACAGCTTTCGTCTATTAATTCGCCAGTTATTTTAGGTGGGACCTTGCCTAGTAGACCACTTTCAACGGGAGACCTACTTGCAAATATTGTTTTCATAAAATTCCATTAAAAAATTGAGCAAATCAGAACTACCGCCAGCAAACTCTATTATTTTTAAATACTTGGAGTATTCTTTCTCACTCAAAATAAAAGACACCTTCCTGATGTCTCCTGTGACAAATCCCTCGATACGATCGGCCATAGATGTATAGCTTTTATTGTTGCTCAGAGTGTCTGAATCTTTATCTGCTGGCTCTATAAAGAAATTATTTATTCCAAGCATTTCAATATTAAAGTCTGGCCCTAGATTCTCGATCTCAAGATTTATTTCATCGAATTTTAATTCTGACCACACCTTAAGAGCGTTATCTGCTACCATGTGAGAATACTCTTGGTCCTCATTCTCAAAGTCTTGGTAATTTACAGGAACATAGTCCCAGCCATTCATTAGACAGGCTTCTCTAGTTCCGTGGCCCGTAACCATAAAGTTAGAAAGCCTTGACACTTGAATCGGCTGTCTGATTCCTTGATACTTTAGAACGTCCGCGAGTCTTTTAATCTGTTCCTTAGGATGAAAGTTTGGATTTCTCGGATTCGGCTTTAGATCTTCGATATGAACAATTTCACTTGAAACACATTTTATATAACTAAGCTCTGATGGCTTAGCTGCTTTCTTATTTTTTTTCATTAAATAAATCCTTTTATTTAAATTAATTTATATTTTTATATTTCTAGATATTCTATCAGCTCTTTTTTAAACTCTTCGTTTGCTATTGCAAGCATTTTAATTGCATGAAAAACCTCTCTTGCTTGTCCTGCGTTTAGTTCTTCTTTTCCTTCTTCTTTAGCACAAAAAGTTTTTACTAAAAATTCTAGTGATGCACCCATTTTATTTATCTCCTTTTAAATTATTAAAAAAATACTGAGTATTATCTTTAATCATTAGATTGATAAGCTTATTAAAAGACAAGCCATTTTGCGCCGCATACTTTGATAATATCTTAAAGTCAGTTTTATTTAGTCTAATTAAAACCGTATGCTTCTCTTGATCTTTATTATATTTTTTAATTTTACTCAATTTCATCCATAGCCTCATCCATTAGCCTATCGTCTTTTGATTCTAAGTATTTTATATATGCCTCTTGTCTATACTCTATGGCAAGGTCACAGGCCTGATCTATTAATTTTCTTAACTCTTTTCCTGAAAAATCTCTAAGACTAACGCTATGGATGTCCTTAGATTTTAAAGACTCTATATTAAAGTCATAGTCGTACCCATCGTAGGAAGAGATATTAATAGTCACTTCAATCTCGGCAACACATTCACTCGAAGGCGGCGCAAGGTCATCTGATTCAAAAATAAACTTTTTATCAATCATATAATTCACCTCTATAAATAGTATAGGCTCTATTATCCTAAAATTGATATCACTTTTTGATATCTGTGTCAAATTAAGACAATTTAGTCTCGTTTTGAGATTTTATTTTTTTCAAAGACTATAAAGTTTTTTTTAGTCCTGTCGATAAGTATTAAGTAAGAAGGAGATAAACAGATGAAAAATTCAATCTTAATATTAGTAATAGTTTTAATAGGTCTATCTGGTTGTAAAGAGGGTTCTACTGATCAAAAACAGATATCATCACAGCCCGATGATTCTAACTTAACAATAGATAAAGAATATATTGAGGCCGCTATTTCTGAGCTCTCTTTTAGTAAAGTCAGAAATAAAATATATGCTATTAACAATATCCCAGTTGAGAACGTGTCTTTATATTTTACTCAGTTCGATTTTGGTGACTACTACTTAGAGACTTATAATCAGAAGTTTCATTTTTATAATACTCAAGCTCAGCCTGAGTTGTATCGTGAGACTAATGCGGTTGGAAACTTTCAAACGACTGGTTGGGATAAGAGTAATTATTCTATTCAAACTCAGACGATCGATGGTCTTCAGGTTGATTCAGCGACAGCAACGGTTTACTCAACTGTTGATAAAAACGGTAATGGTTCAGAAATATTTAATGAAAACTTTGAGTTTGTCTTAATCGATGGCTTAATCTTTAAAAAGAGTATCTACGTAGGAGCTGAAGTGTGGGTTCTTTATAACTTGTTTGATTCTAGACTTGAGTCCTACCCAAGTGTGATGAATATCATTGGTCTTAATCGAACTTGGATGCAAGACTAATTGTTTTCAATCGAGTCCCAGGTGTTATCTAAAATATCTTTAATCTCCTGAACCGTGAGCCCGAACATGAAAGAGATTTCAATCGGGCAGTAACCTTTTTTATAAAGATCAAGTATTTTTTCTATCGTGTATTCATCAATATTTTTCATTTATTTAAATTCCTTTGTTATAATTCTAGACATGGACTTAAAAGAATACACTCCACCAATTGATCCAGCCTTAAGAGAAAGTTTTGAGCGCATTTTATGTGAAGTCAATAGTCTAGACTGGCTCATTTCAGAGCTGAATAAGGAAATAGACCTATGTCCAGACCTGAAGAGCTATTATATTTCCATAATTAATGAGGCTCGAGCTATGCGAGATGAGAAATCAAAAACGATAAAAGAGATGTTTAAAAGTATTGCGAACTAAAAAAAAGACAGAGCTGGATCTCTCCAGCCCCTGTAACAGATAGTTGTAACTGCTTATCTATTCATAGAATTTATTTAATTAAATATCCGTTGGTTGTCCAGCAGATAAATTAATTACTTCAGCGTCTCCGGCTAAGAGCTCAACGTCAAGTTCGCCAACGATTTCTTTAACGCCCTCGCCTAGATCAGCATCTGCTTTTACTTGAACTTTAAATGCACCAACTGTCCCCATCGGTTTAATTGTTGCGCTCATTCCGTCTTCAGCAATAATAAGTTCAGCAAGGCTTGCATCAGTAATGGCCCACTGTGGGAGACCGTCAACTTTAGCAGGGTTTCCTAACTTATCAGTGATCGTGATTGATACCGGAAGTGTTTGTGTGACTTTTAAAAACATATTCTTTACTCCTTTTTTTTCCCCATCAATTGTTGCATAAAAATTTATGCGAGCCGCTTGGACGGGTTTTACAAGCTTCTCTATATTTTCTAATTTTTTTATAATAACGAAACAGGCGAACGATAAACCGAGAGCAAGTGTGAAAATAAAAAGAACTATCGCGAGTTGACCGACAAATAGAGCCATAAGTACACTCCTGTTTTTTTGTTTTATTCTTTTTTATTATAAGACAAAAATATGTATTTCAATCAGTTATTAGTTCAAATCAAGTCTATAGTAAATATAAAAGAAATAATTAAGACAAAAGGCCTGTCTAGAAATAAACAGGTCTAATTAATTAATATTTACACGCTTGATAGTCACCGTCAAGAGAGAGGTCCTCATCAAAAAAGGTGAGACTAAATTTTCTTTTTTTAGCCTTATCACATAGAGTTTGAGAGTAGCCTCTATATTCTGCCTGAAAGGCTGGCTTATTATTTTTAGTATAATCTAGATATCCATCGCATTCATCATACTGATCGCATTGCTCTATAAGAACGCCGTCGTAATATTTCATTACATCTTTAGTTAGATCAGGACCATTTTTCATTAGAACAACCATGCCCTTCATGTGTGAGTATAAGCTAAGCATTTTTAAATATTCTACGTTCTGAGAATGAGAGATTTTGAATCCAGTATCATTATAAGCGCTGTCAACATTATCAAACTCTAGTCCAGAGCAGCCCTTTTTTTCAGCAAGATCAATTCTTTTTTTCATAAAGTTTTTTAAATCATTATTTGTAATATCAACCCAAAGTTCATCCCAGCCGTCCATTTTTTTCCCCTTAGCTTTTGCTGGAAAACTTTTTGCATCTGGTCTCCAGGCTTCATAAGATCCGGCGGAGAAATAGCATATAATAACTTTGCCTTTTTTCTTTTGATCTTTAATCCATGTCTCTGAAGTATTAAATAAATCGATATCAATCAGATCTTCTTTAGGACTTTCTGGCGTATTCTCTATATTCCACTGCCAACTCATGAGTGGTTTTAATTTCTTTCTCGTCTGCTCGAGTAATTTATCAGAAAAGTTTTGATCATTCTCATCTGTGACATCAATCTCTTCTTTTGGCTCCTCGCCGAGATCGACTTCTGGAAGTTTTGGAATAGTTGTACAGGCGGTAGCGAGTAGAATAATTAATAAAAGTTTCTTCATTTTTTTTATTCCTTAATTTTGTTTAACTGTTTCAAGGGCATCGATAAGTCCCGCGCCTTGTTTGTCTTTTGATAATTTTAAATCAATTGTTTTAATAGTTTTATTGTTTTTTTTATGAATCAGAGCGAAAAGTCCGGTTACATGAGGGGCCGCCATCGATGTGCCGTCAAGTTTTTCATATCCTCCACCCGATTTAAGAGAGAGAACACCTTCACCTGGAGCAGTAAAGTCAACTGTTTCTCCACTATTTGAGAAATATGCAAGATTATTTTTCTCATCTATTGCTGAAACTGTGTAAACATTTTTATAGTTAAAAGCGCCAGGCCAGCCTACTTTTCCTGATTCATTTCCTGCGGCGATAACAACGATAATATTTTTATCGGCTGCTTTTTTAACAGCATCGGTTATTAGTTTATCCTCTCCGCCTTCAAACGGTGATCCTAGAGATAGATTTATTACATCTGCTTTCTGTTTAATACATTCAAAAATTCCCTCAGCAATCCAGTCTCCCCATCCAACGCCTTCTTTATCAAGAACTTTAGATGCGAATATCTTTGCTTGCGAAACGCCGACAACTCCGCGTCCATTTTTTATTGCAGAGATAGTCCCCGCCACGTGTGTCCCGTGACCATTGTCGTCCTGAAAATCAGAGTTATTTTCAACAAAGCTTTTTCCACCAATGATTTTATCTTTAATATCCTCGTGATTTTTATCTATCCCAGTATCAACGACACACACGACGGCGTCTTTTCCATTATAGATTTTCTGTGCCTCTAGAGCTTTTACTTTTTCTATTCCCCAAGGAATTACTTCTTTAGATCCTGTTTCTTCATCTTTAGGTGTATCAACTATTGGTGAAATAAAATCATCTTTACATTCTAGTTTCGGATCATTTTCTTCACAATAGATACAGTTTTCAATTCCCTCACAAGGATTATCAAAAATATTATCATCTGGACTTTCAACTTCTTTTTTTTCACATCCAGAAAGAAAACCAACTTTAAATTTCTTTGGCTTATATAAAGTCATGCCATTAATAGTTGAGCCCTCTTTTAATTCTTTATTTGATTCAAAAGAATAGCCATCAATATTTTCTAATTTTTTAATCTTCTCGCCAGGTATTTGAGAGATGGAAATTATTGATTTATTATTTTCATTTTTTAAGAGAACGTATCTTTCATTTTCTTTTTTATTATTTAAAAAACTTAATAAAGAAAACAAGGCTATTGGTATTGCTATTAATTTTAGATTCATTTCTTATTCCTTTGTCATTTTATCAATTTTCTCAATCGTCCGGTCCCAAGAGTGAACATATTCTGAACATTTTTTAGTATCTTTACAAATATTTATTATAAATTTTTTTATTTCTGCCCATGATTCTGCTGGCAAATGAAGCATTGTTGGTCTTAATTCCCACCATGTTTTAGATTTTGATCCATTAAAAGAGTGTTTATGAGTCTCATTAATTTTAAACTCTCTATCTGATAGAGTATAGATACAATAGCCCTCATCGAGTGATAACTCTACACAGATTGGCTCATCGGGCACCGTGTGTTGACAGCTAAGATTTAAGCTTAACAAGGTTGCGAAAAGAATCAATAAGTAGATCTTTTGATTTTTGAATTTCTTCTGTATTTCCATTTTTCCCTACTTCAATATTTTTAATTATAGCATCATTAAATTCTTTTGCTTGCTTATCTGTTCTCGTATCAATGTAATAAAAAAATAATTGAGTCTCTGTTTCTTTAATAAGAAACTTTAAGATCATAAAAACAAAAAACATGATTATGCTTATTATAGGGCTTTTTAAAAAACCAAGAAAATATAGAGCGGAAGATAAATAATTTCTAATTGAACCCATTCCAAGGTCAATAAAGATTTCTTTTAATGAATCAACGTACTGATCCCTAGTCATGATTAATTAGCCACCAAAAATAGTAAATAAAAAAACTAAAATTTAAGGCGCAAAATAAATGAAATAAAATGTTATAGGCATCCATGCTCGTATAAAAGGATAAGTATTTTTTTATATTCTCGTCAAGGGAGATAAAAATATCAGGACCTAATTTTAACTAGGCCCTGACAAGCAAACAAGTAACTAGGAGTATATGTTAAACAATAATAAAGATTTAAAAATTCTTAAATTGCGGCAACAATATTAAAGAAATTCTAGTCTTTTTTTATCGAGAGAATATACAGCTTTTAATTTATAAAATATGACTTAATAAGTAAATACTATAAAGTGGTGTAATTAGTATAATAACGCTTCGCTCTATTTGTTTATTTTATATGCACTCTGATATATAAATTTAATAGCAACAAATAAACTGAGGAGATTTTTTTATGCATCCAGATCTTAAGTCGGATATCCTTTTAATTTTATCAAAATGTGAGAGTCTTTTATTGAACGCTATCAATGAAATGCACTCTGAATTATCGGCTGAAAATAAAGAAGAGTTTAAAAACATGATTAAGGGTTTTGTTAAAATCAATAATAATTACTTTAGAGAGCAGCTTGATATCTATGACAACGATCTTATAGAAAAAATGTCAGCATCTTTTGAGAAGTCTCTAGATAAAAAGACGATTATTCAACTCTAATTAATATGAGTTTAAATAATAATGACAGGGTTTATCTTAACTCAAAATATTTAATTGAGTTTCGTTCTCTTTTTTATAGTCGTTTAAAGAAAATTTCTTATTCTAGTCATGGTGAGGAGCGGGAATATTTAAAAGAATACCCGAAATTCTCAGGAGTATTCATCTCTGTTTTACAGAAATAATAAATAAAATGAACGAAGAAGCTAATCGTTTAGAAAAAGGATACAAAAAAAATGAATAATATTTTTGACCCGCTTGAGGATCAAGCAGACCTTGCAATACAGATGATCTATCCGGCGTTAAGAGTTTTAGCAAGGGATAAGTCAACGAGTGGCCTAGAGTCTATTTTAAGGGCCTCATCTTCTGGGAAATGCTCTCGAGCTCTATGGTACAAAAAAAATAACTATGAAGAAGAGACTATAAATCCTAGAGCTATAATTAATTTTGCTCTCGGTGATTTAACAGAGCATCTTTATAAAAACCTTGTCCGCGAAAACATGGTTGGCCCTTTAAAATTATATAAAGAATTAGTTCTAGGAAAAGAGACCGGTGAATTTTACTCTCAAGGCAGAATGTTTAAGGCCTATGAACAGGAAACTTGGTCCTTTGATCTAGACTATCTTGGCGAAACACAGAAAGTTACGGCTCATGCTGATGGTTATGGCTTAAGAAATGATGGCGTTTGGGAATTATTTGATTTTAAATCATCGTCAAATTTCGGATTTATGTCCTTTTTAAAAGACGGTCCAGTTGATTATCTACCTCAAGCGCATACGCTGATGATGACAAACGAGGCTCGAGAGTTAAATATAAAAGAGTTTCGTTTTTATTATTTAAAAAAAGATACTGGGCACATAGCGAGTAGGCTTATAAAATATGATAAAGAAATAGAGAAGAAAGTAATTAATAATTTTAAAGAAGCTATAGGAATAAATCGCCCCAAGATTCCTTACTCGCCGTTAATTGATAAGAAATTAGGCAAAGTTCTACCCTGGCAGTGCTCTTACTGTGGATTTAAAGATCATTGTTTTAAATATAAAACCGAGATTGTTTCTGGTAGACAAAAAAACGTGGTTAGCTCTCTTCTTTAAGAAGGATGATTTCCCAAGTTTTTGATTTAATATCATTCACAGTAAATAGACCAGGCTTAAGTTCATAGTTCCCTGATTTTAATATAAAAACATATCTATGAATTTCTTTTAAATCTGTTCTATAAATTCCAACAACTTTCATTAAATTTATTGGGTAATCTTCACTTTTTTTTATCGCTGATTCTAGATCCATTTTATAATTATATTCTTTTTTTTTATTTTAATAAATAGACGGAGTTCGAGCTTTTTAAAAAGATCTGCTTAATTAAAAACAAGGCGTCGCTCAAGGGGGCGTTAGAGCCCCAACGCTCCTTTAAAAAAATCTTATAAATAAGCACCGTTTTAGGCGCAGGAGTGCTAAATACGTAGTCAGCTTTCTTGTTTTATTCAAGCTCCAGCTAAACTACAACTCGTGGTCCTCGTGAGTGTATGCTCTTCCAAAGGCATCATTTATAGCCTTCCTTAAGGGACCAGTCCTAGATGGATAGTGATTCGGTTTTATTCGAGGATTACTCCCTCACCGCCTCAGGGCTATCGTCTACTTGAGATTCGTCTATAAACCGTGCTTACTGCCAATGATTGATTTATAGATGGGCACTCAAGAACCCCTAGGCAGTTACCTTAAGGAAGTAATTAGTACAGATTTTAAACGAATGTAAATCATTAAAAATTGACGACTAGTTTAATTCTATAACGCAGCGAGAAATATATTTACTTTAGACCGCTTATATAGAATAAATCTTTTAAGCAAAACAAGGGTATTAAAATAGGGGTTAAAAAAACGATGATTGAAAATGATTTTATATTCATCTCTCAAGACGTGATGTTTTATATTTTTATAATCATTGCATTAATAATCTTTATTTTAAGTTTACTTGATAATTAATAAAAAGGAGTATTAAAAATGATTAAACTTGCAGGTCTTTACTTAAAGAAAAAAGAAAATGGTGAACCCTATTTTACAGGATCACCGTCTAAAGATTCTGGTCATAATTATTTAATCTTTAAGAATACTAAAAAAACTTCGGACCAGGCCCCCGATTATATTTTATTGATCGCTGAAAAGAATCAGCAAAAACCACAGAATCAACAAAATAAAAATAATAACTATCAAACGAATCAGAAAAGAAATAACTATTCTAATAATAAAAATAATAATAACTTTTCATCTGACGACTCCTGGCCTGAGCAAGAAGTTGCCCCATCAACAGAGTTTGATAAAAGTAACGACGATCTTCCTTTTTAAGGAAGCATATTATGACAGATGATAAATTCGATGAACTAATAACTAAAATTGGTCGCTCTAATATTAGACCGCTAATCGATGATTCCTGCTCAATTTATTTATCTCTAATAAAAGATAGATACAAAATTGAAAAGACAGAGCTTAAAAAGTTAGCAGAGCTGTATTTCTTAATTTCTTTAATTCCTTTCACGATCGATGAGGATTTCTTTTCTCTAGTTGAAGAAGAGAAATATAAATATTTCATTGATCAAGGGATAATTTAATATGAACGAGGAAAAATGTCTGAACCAAGTATAAACATACAAGCATGGATATGTCCTTTTTGTATAGACGATCACTCGTCAGGTCGTGATTGCAAGCAAGAGGATTTGAAAAAGAGGATAATAAAACTTTTGATTTCAAAAATATCAGGAGTTACTGAAAGAGAAGTTGAGAATTTTAACATGATGATTGAGATGTTATGATTTATAAAGAAGAAAAGAGATAATAAAAATGATGCTAGAATATAAACTTTTAATAGACTCAGAAATAAACATTATTAATTTAATGAATTTATGGAAGAAAAACAGGTCTTTACACATTGAAGAAGGGAGAGACTATAATGAGTATTCTAACCTCGTAATAGAAACAATAAGACCAAGCGATACGAAATGTGATAAGGATTATGACGACACGATCAGGAATAAAGAAGAAGTAATTGGATTATCCATAAAGCTAGATAGACCATTTAAAATTTACACTTAAAAAATAACATGAAAAAAAATATTCTTGTAATTTACAATACGCATACGACGCCCTAATAGCCGAGGCAGAGAAGTTGGCTGATATGCTAAATCTAACTTTAAACTATTTACATTTCAGATCCGACGATTTAGTTGGGGATGATTGCATTGGCGATGGAAAATTGACGGCTACTTTAAACAATAGAATTGGTGAAATTATAAAAGCCCTAGATTCATGGGCCAAGTTTAAGGAGAGAATCTGATGGTAATTAAATATGACGATTGGATTAAAAAAGCCAAAGATCTGTACGGTGAAAACTCGGATAATTGGGAGTTTGTTTGTCCAGTGTGTAAGATAAAAACAAAAGCAAAAGAATGGCGAGAGGCTAAGCAAGAGGGCATGCTTGCTTTTTCTTGCATAGGGAGAGCGGTGGGTGCAAAAATAAATGCTTTTGAAGAGGGAAAAGGACCTTGCAATTATGCTGGTGGTGGCTTATTTGCGCTCAACCCGATTAAGATCGTAAAAGACGATGGTAGTAGTATGAATGTTTTTGATTTTTCAATTGAACAAATAACCTCCTAGGAGAACAAATGAACACACATGAATTAAAAATATGGCCAGTGCATTTTAAAAACGTAATGAGCGGAACTAAAACATTTGAGATAAGAAAAAACGATAGAGCCTTTCAAAAGGGGGACGCGGTAGTTTTAAAAGAATATAGGCCAGACACAAAAGACGAATACATTCACGGTGATGATTTTATTGATTCAGCAATCGTAAAAAAAGTGATTGGGTTTACTGGAAATACTGTAACTTTTAAAATTGGTGACGTTTATCCCATAGATGCTGAAAGAGTTGTGTTTAGCTTGTTAAGAATAACCGCAGAGGAGTGATTATGGAAAAAGAATATTATAATTTTAGAGATCATGGCTTTGAGACTGAAGAAACAATAGTTAAATTTAAAGAATTTTATTTTTGTAAAAGTGAAGGCAGATACATTGAGTGTGTAGGCGACAGTTATTACATTATAAATCTTAATCGATTGAAAAAAATATTAGTTATAGACAATGAGGACATAGTCTTAATTGATGGTCTGTGGGGAAAGTTTTTCAAATGACCAACTTTAAATCCAAGATAGAGAATGCGATTGAAAAAGCTGCTGAAGAACACGCAACGGGTGTATATGACAAGTTCGCGGGATCTCATATAAGCTATTGTTGGAAAGAAATGAAAGACACCTACATTAGCGGTGCTAATTTTCTGCTGCCTGTTTTGTTGAAGGCTATTGAGCAGAGAAATTGGGCATTAAACAATGCTGATGTAGTTCCAGCTAAAAACAAAGATACAGATATTATCAGCGCAAACAAATATCTGCTAAGTTTTTAGAGAAGTGGAAATAGAATGAAATATATAAGATTAAAAGATTCTAAAAATAAAGATGCTATAGTTACAAAAAGAAAATCATCAATACCTTGCCATGTGATACATGATCCAATATCTAAAATCACTAAGTTGGGATATCTAGTTGAAGTCATGGGAATGGATTTTGATCCTAATATTATTGATAAACCACACAATCCTTTTAAACCTAGACATATCTTTAATCTTGTAGTTATGGATTCATATATTGAATATGAAGAGGCTATGTTAGATGATCAAAATAATTTAGATAACGAAGAGGTAAAAAAATGAGTTTTATAAAAGATATTATTAGAGATTTAAAAGACGAGGCGTGGCCACCAGAGACAACTCTGAAACAAAAAAATAAATATAGATGGAAAATTGTAGGACTAATGTCTATTCTATCGGCAGCTCTTTTTTTTATTCACCCTGTTGCATCAATTTTGCCAGCACTTGTTGCCATTAGAAAAATATGGATTATTCTAAAAGACAATGGATAATAGAAAAGAATTGGCATTAAAAAAGATTTCTTATAATACAACCATCGGGATTCACAATGAGTCGAGTGCGCTATATCATTTACAAAAATGTAATATTGTATATTTAGAAGCTCCAAAATCCTCACGCGGCTGGGCGATGCTAATCTATGACCACAGAGATGATTTAAATAGACAACTTCGCTACGAAACTTATTTCTGTAACATATCTTTAATTGAAAAAGAGCTCTTCAAGTATTATGAAAAGCTAAAATATATTCACGGCAATAAAAACTACTATTTTAAAAATGAGCTTTTAAAAAAATATCAAGAATGGAAAGCCCATCTTCTCACTGTCTCAGTAAAAGCTCTTTAGCTTTTTGGTAAATAGTAACCTAAGACTCTATCGTTATCATAGGTCGAGATATTTACTTCATTATTTTGATTACCACCCAAGACATAGTGTGAACCGTTTGCTATTCTATCAAAAAAAGCTACGTGACCTGAAGCTGAGCTTGGGGTTCCTCTCCAAAAAACGACGATGCAACCCTTTATAGGCTTTTTAATTTTTCTATAATAAGTAGAGCTCATAAAACTTCGAGCCATACCAGATTTTGTTGACCTATAACCGCTCATAACACAAACGGCGTTGGCAAAGCCTGCGCACCAAGGAGTCTCGTCATCATCAAAATCAAGACCTGCCTTCTCCCAAAAATCTAATATATCAGGATTATGACTTGATCCAGGATACTCACCTACGCCAATATATTTTTTAGCCTTATCATAAAGAATTAAACCAATCGAAGAGTCATCATTTTCTGGCAGCGGTTGAACAATAATATTTCCATCATTGTTTTGTTCTATATAATCTATATTTAAACCCTGAAGCTTATAGCCAAGCTTAATAAAAGCTAACATATAAGCAGCACAGCCAATTTGTTTTGATACCGCATCTGGATCGTAAAATCCATCGCCTGTATATTTTCCTTTTATATATTTATTAGTATAAGACCATAAAAAAGGAGACGGGACACCCTTTTTTTTATAACCAAAACCGTTCCACTTTTCAAAAAGTTCTAAGATATTATCTATTGACCACACTTCAGTCTGATCAATCTTATCGTACTTTAATGCATCAATTGCAGATTCTGTAAAACTAAAAGGTGGAGTTCCTTTTTTAGGTCTCCCCTGTGGAACCTGAACGGTGTAATCATTTAATGAATCCCCGTTATGTAAATGAGTCTTAAAATTACTATCTGATTCCATGCGGTGTAAAATAGCAACGACCCAATAAGGGACACCAGTTTCAAGTTCTATTTCTTTGTATCTATCAAAAAGAGACGCTAACTTCTCCGCTTGACCCAAGACAAACTCTTCGTTTTTTAGAGAGGCATCTTTAAAGACAAGCCAGTAGGGTGAAAGCTTATCTTCAATAATAAACTTTTCCTGTGAGTTTGGATCATCAGTGACAACCTCATCAATAACAGGCTTATCTGGATCTTTAGGTTTTTGTTTAAAAAAATCAACTAAGTATTTTAATATTTTTTCTATAAGCGCCAGCATAATATATTCCTTCCTTTGGAATTATTTACTAATCAATATACGTATATATTTTAAATAAAGTCTTTTTATCTTTTTTTGACTGAATTTTTTCAATCGACACTTTTGAAAACTTTGAATCGTCAATTTCAAGAGCCTCACAAATCGCATCCTCTGCTATCTTAAGCCTATTTGAAATATCCTGCTTCTTATCCTCGCCGCTTTTTAAAATCCAATTTTGACAAACTGAGACAACGAGCTCAAATCGATGTCCAATCTTCTTCTTATAATTAAACTCTTCTTTAAATCTAACTAATATTCTCTTCTCTAATACATTAAGATGAACAAAATTCTTAAAAGACTTTGCGTCAGCCGAAAGAAATCTCCTTAAATGAAGTCTTGAGTTAGAATAAGAGCTATTAATAGTCGGTGGAATTCCATCGACCTCAAGACTGAAAATCTGATCTCTCAAGAACTTATTTCCTTACTTAGATGAAATCTCAATAGGTTGTTTAGTTACAAGTCTTAAAAGAATATTTATAATCCCCCACACAGCAGATGACTCTGCTAAGTTGGCAACGATCATTTCTTTAAAAGCTGGAAACAAAAAAACAAGAACTGGAACAAGTAAATTGATCCAAAAAGTTTTTGATAAATAAAATGGTTTTGAAATATCTAACATATTAATATCCCCTTTTTTCTTTTTTAATATATTTAAGATCTGTTTTGATCTCAATTAAATCATTCTTCATACTTGATAACTCTTTTTTAATATCGTCAAGAGCCTCAACGCTTTGAGTTGATTCTCTTTCTATGATCGTTACACGCGTTTCAATGTTTTTAGTATATGCTAAACCGCCCATAATAAAAGGCAGAAGTGAAATAATTAGACCTAAGGATAGAGAGCTTTTATCATTTAATACCATAAACTAATTATCTCCTACTTCTTAAAATTGACCTAATATAATCTAAAATTATTTTTACATACCTATCTGTCTCTACTTTAGTAAACCCAAGATAAGGTCTCGCCTCAATACCACGACTCTTGTCCCCAAAATTATGAGTATCTGCGTAAATTAAATCTGAACCAACTGAGGCTAAAAGATTATTACTATTTTTTTCTAATGATTTTAAAAGAGTTCCCTCATTTAATAAAATATTTTGAGGCTCCGAATAGCCTAGTTTTTTTTGTCTTTTTCTATAAGACTCACGTTTCCATTTTTTCCATTTATTTAATCTACCAGTTTTTGGATTAGGACCAGACTTTGAGAAAAGAAATCTTTTCTGAACCTCGCTTAACATTAAATCAGAGATAACTTTAAGCGGTTCTCTAAAATCCTTAGTATCTAATTTTAAAGATAGTCTCTTAAGAGCAGGAGTAATATTATCATTTATTTTAAAATTAAATTTAAAAGCCATTATAAAACCACAAAAGATATTTCAGTAGGCTCCACAAATTGAGGTGATCCAACAAAGAATGGTGATATTTTAAGCAAGACAATTGATCCAGTTGCATAGTTTAATTCTAACCTAGAATCATAGTGAGTAATAGATCCAGACTTTAAAAGTGGGGAAAAGCTAGACCCATTAACAGACGCCTGAATAGTAAAGGCGATTGCACCATCAGATTCCCACTCTATAATCTGTAAAAGGTTTTTATTTTCGACAATATATGGATTAAATGCTCTTACTTTAACTAAAGTATAACTTCCTGGGTTATATGGCTCAGGCGTAACGTCCTGAAATTCATGTGAGTACATTGCTAAATCCTCGTCGGTCGCACTTATTTTAAAAGTATTTTCTCCCGAAGGCTGAATGCCTACAATTCTAATTCTTTTCCCAGGAGTAGATTGATAATCAGCTAAACCCATCCAATCGTGAGGAAAACTCTCAGGATAGCTGCTAAGACTATTAGTATCATGATTATCATTAATATAAAAAGGACAGCTAATTGCTGAGATAGGATTATTAAATATGAATAAGCCTTCATTTGAAGTCCCTTGATTATAAGTTAAATTATTATTTAAATCTCTTAAAACAAGATATGTAGAGCCAAGCATATCACAATCAAACTCTATTGATGTGCATACGTTTCCTGAGATATTAAATTTTATAGCTCTTCCTGTAATTCCCCACTGAGTTAAATCATGACTTAATAAAACAACGTCGCCCCTTGAAACTATTAAACCCTCGGCATCAAGAGTAAAAGAAATCTGTCGTCTTTGATAGGCCTGTTTAGCAGCAATTAAATTAGCCTCTCTCTGTGCTTGTGATTTATATTTTACTCCAAAAAGATCAATCGTAACTCTGTTTGTTGGGTTTCCTGTAAAATCAGGCCTGATCGCCGAGACCTGATCAATAGTCCAGTTTAGATCTGGATTCATAAAGGTACACACAATCTCTTCGGGGAGATTCTCGTTTATATATGTAACGGAAAATGTTCCAGCTTTAATATTGTGTGGACCAAAAAGTGCAATAGCAGGCTGTGATGGATCTTCAAATATTACACCTATTTTTCCTGTCTCCCAGGTTATTGCGGCTCTTCCAACAGAGGCTATATTTGTTAGAACTTCGGCTGTATTTTGTGCCTGATCTATAACGGCGCTAAATTTTAAATTATTAACATCACAAAAAAGAGCCCATAATTTTAATTTCTCAATATCAATTTGTTCATCCCTTAGGCCGCCACCAAAGAGTCGTCTTTTATTATTTACAGAGTAACCGTTAAGCCAGCCTGGGCGCGCACTCATGTTCTCGTCTACTTGATTTTCAAATCCACCGCGAGAGACATATAAAAACCACCAAGCTGGATTTTCTGTAAAAGTATAGTTCCACGTGGAACCATCCCATACCCAGCATCTGTTCTTTATATAAGCAGAAAATCTTCCAAGCGCGCCTGATATTTGCGCCGATGCAGTAACATGAACGACCATTCTATTTTGAGCGACGTGTGGCGTACTATCTGAGACCCAAAACTGCGCCTCTGTTACACTAATATCATCGACAACATTTGCATCGATAGAGTCCTCATTTACTTTTGCATATCTGATTTCATATTCACCGACGGCAACATTTTTTGAAACAACGGCTCTAAAAGGATCATAGGATGCGTGTGAGAAAATAATACTAGACCCACTCGTTGGATATTGTGACCCCTGAACTAATGGTAACCAAGAAGCTGAACCGACTTCTCTGTATTCAAAGGTCAGAGTAACAGAATTTGCAACGGCTCCACCGGTTGCTGCGGATGTTCTAAAAAGTCTGCCCTCAACAAAGAGTTTAATTCGCGTCGTGTTTTTTGGACTTTTCTTATAATGATAGTTATTCGGAAATGACCACGAATTATTATCGGGCGGAAGAACGTCGTTATTAATAACTTGATTTCCTTGCCGTGTAGCAACGACCGGATGAGCGCCTGCGTCCGCTAATGTATTACCAGAAAAATAAGTTAGAACTGGCCAGCTTGTCGCAGTATAGACGTTTATTGAATTATCAAATCCACGATAAGTTGTTAAATCACTTTCAGTAAATTTAAGATCTTCGTAGTCAATATCTCCAAAACCAAAATTAAAGATGTGAACAATTTTTTGTGTCGGCGGCTCCCTATGCTCTAAATAAAAAGTCTCTTGCAGCATTGGGTAATTTGTTATTCTAGTGAGTTGGTGTAAAAGATTCGGATTTGTATCGTTAAAATCTCCTGGAATAACTTCAGTATAAGAGGCTGTATTTGTGTCTAAAAAACTTATTAAACTATTTGCATTAGCAACTTGCGAAGATAAAGGATTATATAAAGTTGTGTACCAAAAATAAAAAACAGAGTACGAAAAATATCTAGTTCCAGAAAAACTCCACCTAATAATTATATTATTTTTTTGTAATACGGATTTCCCATCTGAGACATCAAAGGGCTTGCGCGGCCTTAAAACCTGTGATGTGCCCGCAATTATTTTTATATAATTTGTATCTGTATAATCTACCGTAGTTGTTGAGTTTTTATTCCCCATTACCTCCCAGAGACCAAGACTATTAAACAGATTTATATAATTTGTTCCATCAAAAAGCTGACCTGCGGAGACAAGAGACCATAAATTGCTATAAGCTGGACTTGTAATATCAATACTAACATTACTTGTTGTCGTTTGTTCTGTATATGATCCCACGAGACCGTAGACAAAATCAGAGTATGGATTAGAATCAAAGTCTGGAAATATCTGATGGTTTCCTAAGACAAGCGGCATTGGTTGATATGCTCTTGCGCTGTTCCCCGCTGCGCTTAAAGAATACGTTGGGCTTTGTGCTTGTTCAACACCAGAAGATGCCGCGAGTGATCTTTGCTGACCAATAGCAGATCTTATTCCTAAAACTAATAATGAGGACGCGACTAATATAACAGCGTTCCCAACAGCAGCTGCGGCAGAAGCTGACGCCCCAAGAGCGGCTCCAAGACCAGCGCCCGCGCCAGTTGCAATTAATGCAATAGCAGCAATTTGAACTATTGTTGTTAATACCTTTCCTTGTTCATTATCTAGGCCGCCCTCGACAACGCTAATAATTGAAAGTCGATCTTCTTTTTTTATAATTAAATCTTTAGAAACCATCTTAGGAGAAATACCATTAATTACAACGTGGTAATTTCCTTTTGCATTTAGTTTTTTTAAAATAGTTTTTAACTTAAAAGATCTTTTATATTCTTTTATTAATCTAGTAGCTTTTAAAGGATGGGGTTTAAATATTATTTTTGCCAAAGATAGTAGCCCTCTATACTTAATCCACCACGATCAATATCCTTAATCTTCTGTCTGACAACGGATCTACAAAGCTTAAAACTATGAAGAACATACCACTCGTTATTAATAAAACAAGCAAGACCTATATGGTGCATTTCTTGATTTCCGCTCATTAAGACACAACAGCCGTCAGTCGGATTATGTATTTTTTCTTCTTGAAAAAAGTTATAAAATTCTTTTTTTAATAAATTACTCTGATCTTTTGCCTTGCCGTTATTCTTTGGAAAAACTATTTTTTTATTAAAAACTTCTTTTCCAACAACCTCAACAAGCTCAGCACAATTCATTTCTCGATAATCAATTCCTACATATTTATCTGACCAATGATTAAACATAAATTCCAGGACTTTCTTGAGCTGAATAAATTACTGGAGTCATGGACTTATTTAATAGATCTTCATAAGATAATGTGCCGTCAACTGTTAAAGAGTTTATTGAGATATTTATAAATTTTGTTTTTATTTCGTATTCAACAAAGTCAGGATTAGATCTAACTATTACATATGTCGTAATAAAAGTATCCTTAGCTCCATGAGATTTCTCAATCCACTGTGATAAGTCACGGCCAACATTACAAATAGATAGACTTGCCGTAGGAACTTGACCCTCTTTTTCTTCTGGAAATGTAAAATCGAAACTTAAAGATCTAAAAGTTACTTTTTTTAATGGTGGAAACTGTGCGTTTAAAAGACTAGACTCAAGCTCTTTATTATCGTTAGTTAAATAAATCGGCTCAGTTAGAAAAGGATTATCT